CTTTTGGCCGGTTTCTGGGTTACCGGTTCGCCCGTGGCACTTAAACTCCCCATCTTCCGCTAAGACAACACTATTGCCTCTCGGTTTACAGTATATAGGTACTGCGGGATAAGTCTTGCAAGGCTTACTTATGGCTAAGCTACCCTAACAACGATCATTAAACGTTACCTCTGATCGTATTCAATGTTGACACGCAATCTCCATCAAAAGCTTCTAACACCCTAAAATACTTATCATATGGCCCCAAGTCTTCCCAGAATACTTCACCATGATGATCTTCCTTTATAAGTTCAAATTTATGTTCATACTTACGAGTGAACTTATGTTCTAAGGTGTTCTTTCTTCGATTCAACATACAATTCATTCCTGGAAAATCCTTGTATGAAGCTTCTAGAGCTGCAGTTATAGCAAAGTTATACTCAGGGACTGTCATTGTCTTACCAATACTAGTACTAATCGACCCAGTCGTGAGTAACCGTTCAGGATTCCTAAAAATTAAAGCCCTTCGATTCCCTATGTAACCAACCTTAGAAAGAAAATCAACCTGACGCCCTAAAATTTTAAAATCCTTCATGAGTTGTCCGTACCCATGAACTACACCTTCCTCTTCGCTATAATATTTCTTCAATCCTTTATAAAATATGTCAACAAACTCTTCTTCCATGACAACATAGGTATCATCACCAGATTGAAAAGGGTGTACATCCTTTCCAAACTCAACACCTATATCATCACAGACGACCATAATGAGCAGCAAAATCCTAAGGGTGTTCCCAAATGTAGTTCTAGAGGGATGTCCACTAAAAACCGTACCATTTAGAACACCAGATAGGATCTTAATCCTGTTAGAACCCAGTAACGTGAATCCCAACATTTCTTTTGGAGCAAATAGAGTGACGGGACACTCTATGAGCAATATCTTCCTGATTATCTCTTTAGTTTCATCCTCGTTAAAACCAAGATCAGGACAAACGTACGGCAAAACTTCTTGAAGGAATTCATTATCAACACCTTTAATAAATTCAGCATGCTGATGTGCATCATGATTCCCACCGTCCCAAGCTAAACCTGTGGGTTTCTTTTTGCTCTGCCAAGCTTCCCATACTTCTTCCTCAAGACGTTCAGTAGTCCAGCCCTGAACGAAATGTCGCTTAAATTTCGGACAAAGCTTCAATGCACGCATTACCTCACTCATAACATATCCCAAAACTGCCTTAACCTGATCAGATGGATTGAATATGTTACGAGCT